CCACGAGCTTGTCATCGCTCGGGTCGGTGCTCGCGAGCCGCTCCCGCACCGCTGCCCGCAGTTCATCGTTCGCTCTCTCCAAGATCGCCGCCGTCATGTCGTTTCCTTTCGTGGCCCTGCCACATGCGTCGCAATCATCCCGCCGTCGTTGGCGTAGATGAAAGTCTCCATCGCTTGTCTAGCGTTCAGAAATCCCAGGCTCGCATGCCAATCATCCGCAACGCAGAGCGAGGGTGCAGTTCGCACGAGCACGCCGTCGATCGTCTCGATCGGTCGCGACCACTCGGCAGCGGTCGAGTGGTAATGCCCGGTGTGGTACTCGCGGTACGGGCACGCCGCCCACTGCGACGCCGCCTCGATCGCCATGAGTTGCGGGAGCTTCTTCTTCGCCCGATGCCCGTGGGCGAAGCCCAGCAGGTTCCGCCCGTGCGAGAGGTACTTCCGCCCCGTGTAGCGTTCGTCGATCGTGATCCGCTTGTCGTTGCGGTATCGCTCCAGCAAGAGCCGATGGAAGACCCACGAGAGCGTCTCGTCGTGGTTGCCATGCACGAGCACCACATCGGTCGGCACCGTCTCGGCGGATCGCTCCACGATCCCGAGCAACGTCGCCACGCCGACATCGAGCATCTTCTGCAATCGCCCGTCGCGTTCGAGCAGCGTGCCGCTGGAGGTCTCGGCACGCTCGGCTCGGTCGTAATGAAACAGATCCCCGAGGAAGGCGATCGTGCGGCGGGTGGGATTGTGGGAATCTCCCACCGCTAGGAGCTCGTGCCCAGTGTCGCGAACCACCCGCTCCGCGATCGAGAGATCCCAATCGGCTCCCGTGGTCGCCTTCCAACTGTAGTTCCCAAAATGGGTATCTGAAACGACCAGCACTTGCCAGAGCCCTGGCTTCGGCTTGCCGTGCCCCTTGCTCGCCGGGCGGCGGATGTCGCGTGTCGCCGCCCCGATCATCGCCTCGACCGCCTGGGCGACGTTCGGCCCCGCTTTCGGTCGCAGCCTGACGAACACGCGATGGAGTTCAGTGACGGTCGTGCCGCCCTCGCCGTCGCTCGTGCCGACCTCCCACTTCGTCGCCTCGCTCGCGGCGACTTCGTAGCGGGTCATGTCCGCCTCGATGTGGGCGAGCAGATCCTCGACGGTCTTGATCCGCCGGCTCGTGGAGCGGGCTTCGAGCGTGTCGCCCTCTTGCCGCTGCGTCACCTGTTCCGCCGTGGCCGGCGGGCTGGGTGCGGGCAGGCTCGACACGACCGCCGCTTTCAATCCTGTTTTGCCAGCCATTCGCGTACCCCACAGAAGCCGCAGATCGTGATGCCGCGTTCTTTGCAGTTCGCCACGATCGCGGCGGCGAGCCCGCGACCCGAGGCTTGGATGGTTCCGGCGTGCCACTCGCGGCGGATCGAGAGCAGTTCCTCGCGAACGTCGGCGGGCAGGCGGTCGATCCACCGGGCGGGCTGCCGGCGAGGCGTGGGAGAAGCCGTCGCGAGGATTGCAAAGCGGAGATCACTCACGCGGCACCTCCCTATACCCGAGCATGGTCAACACCCGCCGCTGCACGCGGGCGAGTTCAGTCACCGCCTCCTCACTGATGCTCGGGCCGAGCACCGCGTGGGCGATCTCGTGGAGCACCGTCTCCATTTTCTGCGAGCCCCGGCAGCGATCGTCGATGAGGATTCGCGGGCTGGTCGCGTTGTCGAAAAACGTCCAGCCCATCGCGGCGCCCTTCAACCGGGTGAACCGCAGGAGCCAACGCTTGCCGTCGATCGTGATGTGATGATCTTCAGCCACGGGCAACCCTTTCGCCCGTCAGTGTCGCGGGGCTGTCAACCGATGCCGAACTTGCGGCCCAACTGGGTCAGCCGCTCTTGCCGCTTCTTGCACCCGCAGTCCTTCACGCCCACTACGGCGGCGACCGCTTGGGCTCGTTCCTTCGTGATGCCAACCGCAGCGAGCCCGGCGGCCACCATGTCACCCAGGCCAGGCTTGGCCCGCGGGTACGCCGGGTGTGTCTCGTCTACCGTGATCTGGTCGCCGTCTTGGGTGACGATGCAGGGCCGTACCTCGTCGAGCGTGTAGCCACGCTGGCGGCATCGGGCCTCAAGGTGGCGCATGCGGCAGCGGATCATGGCAGCGGGTTGCAGGGATAGATATCTACTGTTTGACCCGTGCACAATAGTGACACAAAGAAATCTTCTAACGTTATGCTGGTCGGCTCTGCCTCCCCATCAACTCCACCGCAGCAATCGCCAAGAACACGAAGCGTAAACCCAAAACCCAGGGTAGCAAGACTGATTTCTACTCGCGCGTTTGCATATCCAGCGTTTTCTATTTCTGAAAGCACATTGGCGTTTTGTATTTCTTGCTGTAAAGCAGCAATGTCAGCATCGCGGCTTTCTTCTGTTGCATTGCTATTGCTGCAGAACAAAAACCCAACGCGACAATCTTGGCAGCAGCACGCCTGCTCCGTGCCGACCTTGCCGTCACGCAGCACGACCTTGCCGTCTTGAATCGTGATGAGCGTCATGGGCTAGAGGTTGCCGTGGCGCAGGTCGTGATCGAGAACCATTGAATGATTCCCCCGCTATCCTTGCCCAACACCTGCTGCTCAAGGGCTACATAGTCAGGCTGGAGAGCCAAGTTCGCCGACACCAAATGCCATGTGCCGCGATGGAGAGCCGCCCAGCCCTGCCCCACGTTGACGCCAGCAAACGTGTTTTTTGCTACGGCAGTAATCGAGGAATCAACGAACTCAATCGTGCTCGTGCTGTTCGCTGGCCACTCGCCCGACCACTGCACGTACCGCACCCGCTTGCCCGCTTCGGGCTGTACCTTGCCGAATGTCAGCGGTGCCCCGTCGCGATTGCCGCCCTCGACCTGACGCACGACGGCAGCGATCCGCTCGGCGGCACCGCGAGTGAAATCGACGCGGGCGGTACTCACTACTCCTCCAAGATCTGGAGGAGCAGCCGCGAGTCGGGAGCGTTCGCCTGGGCGGCGTAGTTGCCCGCCGCGAGCCGCAACACGGCGGCATCGCCCGGCTTCAGCCGCACCGTCTCGAAGAGCGTCGTGCCGCTGACCCGGCCGAACGAGATCGTATGCGTGCCAGCGGTCGCCAGCGACCGAGCGAAGCACAGCCCGAGGGCCGACGCCGACGCCGTGGTGATCGCCTGGGTGCTCGTGCCGACGTTGAGCGTCAGGGCCAGAAGCCCCGTCGCAGAGAAGTCGCTCGTGATGTTCGACGCGTTGAGGTTTTGGTTTAACGCCCCGGCGTTGACGTTCACGTTCACGCTGTAGCTGATGTCTGCCATGAGAACTCCTAGGACGGCGGCGTGCCAAAATACTGTGACATACTGATTCGCTTGTAGACGCGACGGGTCAGGATCGCGGGCAAGGTCGCGCCCGCTTGTTTGCCGCCGCTGCCGTCGAGGGCGATCGGATTCGCGGAGGCGACTTGCTCGCCGTCCGGCCCCTCGACATCGGCCCGCTTCTTTACACCACCGTCGATGTAGTTGAATCCCACATCGGGCAAGAGCAGGCTCCACCCGCTCTGACGGCAGAGCAGTTCGCTCGTGATCTTCCAGTACCGCACTTCCTGCCCGTTCACAGACTCGACCGCTTGCTCGCCCGAGATGCCCTGCACCTTCACGCCGTCTTGGGGGAAGCCGAGGTAGCTGCCGTCGTTGACGCAGTTCGTGACCGCCGCCGCGAGAGCCGACGGGAAGTTTTGTCGGTTGCTCTGGATCGTGACTTTCTGCTGGGCTTCATCGACGCTCAGCCCCTCGAAATAGTCGCCGGCCGAGTTCGTGAGCGGCTTCTGCGTTGAGCCGTCGTAGTAGTAGAGGGCGGGCACCGCGACGCCTTGGGTCTGAAACTTCCACACGTCGGGCCGCAGCCACGGCAAGAGGGCGATGTCTCGCTCGCTCGCCGCTGGCACCTTGTACCGGGCGATCGCCTCGTGCCAGTAGCGATTCTCCTCAAACGCTTCGTTGACCTCGACTTCGTAGCACAGGGCGAACGCGTACTCGGGGTGCGACGAACCGTGCGTGCAGCCGATCGCCGCGATCACCGTGCCCGCGTTCGTGTTCGGGTCGTTGAGCGTCGCGATAAATCGCCGCTCGAACTCGGGCGACGCCCCGATCAGATGCGTCGCGGTACGAGCCAGTTCTCGCCAAGAGTGAACGCTCATGGTCAGCCCGTCCCCGCGAGGATGTCAACCTTCTCGGCGTTCAACTTGGCGATCTCTTTCCGCATCGCCTGGAGTTCCTTCGTCTGGGCTTTTGCCTCCGCGATGGCGGGATCTTCCTTCAGCGTGTCGAAGAACGCGGAGATGCCGCCCGAGCGGATGTCGTTGATCTCGACCGAGCCAGTGCGGACGGTGGCGAGCTCTTCGGCGCGGGCGAGTTCGATCTGATATTGGCGGTCGCTGATCTTTGCCTGGGCGTCCGCGATCTGCTGGCTAACGCGTTCAAGTTCGCGTCGCTGATCTTCGGCTCGCCGCTCGGCCTCCTCGGCAATCCGCTCTGCTTCCTTGGCAGCGTCCTCTCGGGCTTTCTTGGCACCGCTCGCAATGTCGCCCTCGCGGGCCTCTACTTGATCGAGCGTCGCAAGCCGGGAGGCGAGGGCGTTGATTGCCTCGGTGTCCCCGGCGGCTCTGGCTGCCTGGAGTTGCTCCTCAACCCGCACGATCTCCTGCTGGATCTTGAGCAGATTGTCGGCCGCCCTCGCCCGGCTGGAGTCGCCGCCGAACTGCTCATCGACTCGGATCTGTTCGAGGTTCGCGTCGATGATGTCTTGCACTGCCTTGGCTTCCGCTTCAGCCCGCCGCTGGGCTTCTTCCGCGAGCCGCCTGTTCTCCTCTGCAACGCGGCGGGCCACGTCGATCTGCTTCTCAAACTCAGCGGTCGCGTTGGCAACGCCGCGAGCGTACTGCTCAGCGTTCAGTTCGCCGTCGTTCGCTTGCTCTTGCAAGTCAGCGAGGGCTTGCTCGAACTCGAACGCGGCATCGAAGCCAGCCTGACCGAACTCGCCAGCCTTGGCGATCGCGGAGTCGAGCCCCTTCTGCGAGTCTGCGAACGCCTTGTCGAGTGCCTTGACTTGCTCCGCTGTTCGCTCGACCGATTCAGCGGTCTTCTCTGTAGCTGCTGCGGTCTCTTCAGCGGTCGAGAAGAACGACCGGAAGAAGCCGATCGTACCGTTGACGGCATCGCCGAACGCCCCGAACACCGAGCCGACGGTACTGAGAATCGGCCCGAGCACGGTGCCAATGGTCTGGGCTACTACCGTGACGATGTTGATGAGTCCGCTAAATGCCGTTGCGATCCCTTCAACAAGCCCGACGAACGGCAGAAGCACCGACTGCCCGAGACCTTGAATCGCTACGCCGACTTGATCGAATGCAGCACCCAGGCCGGAAAAAGCGGTGCGGTCGGTTTCGCTCAGTGCCGCCCCGAAAGTCTGGATGTCATCGGCGGCACCGCCCAACTCATTGAAGAACGGAAGCAACTGCACACCGCTGCGGCCAAACAAGGCTATCGCCGCCGCTGACCGCTGGGCAGGGTCTTCGATTGCAGCCAGACGCTCGCCGATCAAGTCGATCCGCTGTTGCTCCGAGAGTGCCCCGAAGTCTTGAACCGAAACGCCGAGCCGCTGCAACGCCGCCTGGGCTTTCTTGCTCTCTTCGTCTGCCCCCGCGAGCGTGTTCTGAAGCCGGGCGAACGAGCCGCTTAACTGCTCAATCGAAACGTCGGCTCGGCGGCCGGCTTCCTCCAGCACTTGCACGAACTCGAACGAGACGCCCAACTGGGTCGCCAAGCGACTAAGCCGCTCGACGCGATCCTCCAGGGCAACCAAGCCACGCACGACTGCAACCGCCCCGGCGGCGAACGCCGTGATTCCAGCGAGGGCGAGCGTGAACGGGTTGACGAGAGCCGTGACCGACGAGGCGATGCTCGTGAGCCCAGTCTTCAGCCCGCCCGCGAACACCCGCGACAGCCCCTCGCTCGCACTCGCGATGCCCGAGATCCGGCCTGCGATGTTGCCCAGCGGGCCGGGCAGCACCGAGAACACCCCCGAGAGTTCGTTGAACTTGAGCGTCGTACTCTCGGCTGCGGTGTCGATTTCTTTCTGCTGCACCGCCAGCCCGCGAGCCGCACGCTCCGCGTCGGTCAGCCCCTTCGCGGCGTTCTCGGTCGCCCGGTTGTAGGTGTCTAGCGAGATCCGCCCGGCGTTTAGTTGCTCGTTCAGTTCTGCCTGGGTGCGGTCGAACCGCTCCAGCGGCAGGAGGTTCGCTTCGGTAATCCGGGCCGCACGCTCGAAGGCGGCGGCTTCTTTGTTCACCGCTTCAGTGAGTCGCTCGAAGCCGACCGCGAACTGCGTCGCAGCCCCGTCGCCACCATCGCGGAGCGTGTTGATGAGATCCTGCGACTCCTTCTCGAACCGAGCCTGGGCCGCCGCCGCCGCTTCGCTCTCGCCCGCGAACTTCGCGAACTGACTCGTCAGCTTGTCGGCTTGATCGCCCAGCCCCACAAGCGCACGCTGCACCGGATCGAGCTTCAGCCCGCTGGCGTCAGCCGTGACCCGCAACGCTAGTGAGAGGACGTTAGCCATTGTTCGCTTCGAGATCGCCGAGACCGAACTGCCGTCGCAACTCCAACAACGCCGCCATGTCCTGCGACTCGTGCTGCGGCGGCTTCTCTATCGGAATGAAATCCTCGGGCTTGGGTCGTTTCGAGTTCTTCCCGATGTGCGGAGCCAGGAGTGCCGTGACGATCAACGCCGTCTCCCGCCACGAGTCGGGCAACGCCGAGTAGTAGCGGTTGTAGGCGATCCACTCAGAGAACTCGGCCGAATCCATTCGCGTGCCCAACTCACCGACGGTCATGTGTAAGTCGCGAGCGACCGCGAACATATACCGCCGGGTCGGGCTCGCGTTTAGCCTTTTCCCAACTCCTGCACATCCTCCTCTGTCATCCGGTTGTGCTTCATCGCTTCGTCGAACAGCCGACCCATCACCGCACCGCTCTTGCTCGCGAGCTTGTCGATCTGGTCGCGAGTGAACAGGAGCTTGCCGGCCTCGTCGCACAGCACGCCCGCGAGGTACTGCGTGCGGAAGTTCTCGATGCCGGTTTCCTTCTTGCCGATCCACTTCCGCTCATACGAGTCACGCTCGCCCACGCTCATGACGCGGATGAAGACATCGCCGCCCCACTCGGGGACAGGAACCCGCTTCAGTCCGAGATCATCCGCCGCGAGAATCTGATCTGCCGTCAGTGCCATCTGTCACGATCTCCTAGGGATTAGTCGGAGCCCCGACCGTATCCTGCACTCTAAAAGTGAAGGCAAGCCGCACGACCTCATTCGCGACGGCTTCGATCCGCTGGTCTTCGTAGATGCAATCTGAATCGAAGAACGTGACCAGCGTTCCCGCCGACGCGGTGCGACCCGAGAACGTCAACCGCTTCCGCCGCCCGTACTCGCTCACGGGCAGATGAGCGGTCGAGAATCCAGCCAGCCGCAACGTGCCCAGGCTCGGCGTCCACGTCGTGATGCGCCCGAGCGGCAGCCCGCGAGCGGCGTCTAGGTCAAACGCCTGCACCTCTTGGAGCGACTGACCGCCCCAGGTGATCGTGAACCCCTGACATGGAATCGCCATGACGGCACCCCGTCATGACTAGCGGGCAACCGTGATGACGCCCTGGCCCCGGATCGCGTCGTTCGTCGCCAGCGTCAGGGTCGAGCTCTGCACGGTGTGGTAGCTCGCCGTGGTGCCACCGACCAGCGTCACGCCCGCAACCTGAATGTGATACGTGCCGGTCGCCCCGTCCGAGATGACGATCTTGCCGATGTAGTCGAACGTGATCTGCCGACCCGAACCGCCGTCCTCGGCAGGCACCACGAGCGGCGGCGTCAGCCGAGCCGCCAGTTCGCCCGTTGACTGCCCGAGGTGGGCAACGTCCACCAGCGCATCGGCACCCGCGCCGGGATTGCTGTTCGAGATCACGATGTTGCTCACGACGTAAGTCGAGGAAACACCGTTGAGCGTGAGCGTGAGCTTCGTCCCACTGCCGGAAACCGAGGTATCGTGCGGGGTCGAGAATGACACGGGCTAGATCTCCTGCCAGAGAATGGTGTAGGTCTGCGTCACGCTGTAGACGGCGGGCAACTCGCCGCCGGCCAACTGCACGAACCCGTCGCTCTCACTGAGCAGCGACACGTTCCTGACTGAAATCCAGTTTCCCAGCGTGCCGCCGAAACCATCCAGTACCGCCCGGCAGCGGTCTGCCAGTTCCCTTACTCCCTCGTAGGTCGTGGCGTACATATCCACGGCCAGCGTCACGGTAGCGATCCCAGCCGGGCCGGATAGGGTGGCTTCCCGCTGCACCGCCTGCCGCCGCCAAGTGACGAACGGGATCGCCGCCGAGGCAGGGGCGATGACGGGGTACACCCGGTCGCCCACGATCTCCGCGACGGCGGGGGCGGCGACCAGGGCATCGCCGATGAGACGTTCGGGGGATTTGACGCTCATTAGTCGATAGCCCCCGTGACGGATTGCGAGAGCGTGCTGATCGCTTGCTCCAGTGACAGCCGCAGCTCCCGCTGAAGGATCTCGGCGACGGTCGCCTGCGTGCGATCCCAGGCAGTCTTCAGCGGGGGTTGCCCGGTGCTGCCGCCCGCCGGCATCGCAGGGATCGTGATCGGGGTTTTGCTCTTCCGAAAAAACGCTCCTGGGTAGCCCGGCTTTGTTTGCACTCGGCTCCGCTCGCCCTTCGTAGGCTTCTCCATCGTGAACTTGCCAAGCCTGTTGAAGCTCGATGCGATGTAGCCACCTTGCCTCGCGACGGGGTGCGTCTGCACTTGCGTCACCGTGCCCGACTTCGTGGTTCGCTTGTGCGACTTTCGCGTGTAGGGCTTGTCGGCAGGCTTGCTGATCGTCCGCGCGTCGGTGCCTTCTTCTAGCCAGTATTGGTGTCGCGCGCGGTCTGGCCCCTTTCGCACGCTGCCGCCGGCTGCACTCTCCGAATCAGCCCTCGCCGCCCGGCGAAAGCCAAGCAGGGCGACAGCAACGCCGTCATCGCGATAGACCACGTACTTCGTCTTGATCGCTCGCCGCAGGTTGCCCGTCGGCCCGAGCGGGGTCGTTTCCTTGAGAGCCAACTCTGCCGGAAGCATCGCCTTCTGCAACGCGGCCCGCAGGATCACGACCGACCGCTGCCTGCCGAACACTTGCCCGATGTCCTTCTGGAGTTGCCCCAAACCGGCAAGCTCGGCCGAGAGTTCAATGCGTCCTAGTGCCATCACTCCACCCTCTCCGTGCAGAGCAACTCGTGCTCGCTGCGGTTCGCGTGTTCGAGCAGCGTCGTGACCTCCAGCACCCGACCACGCCACAGGAGCCGCATCGTCTGCACGAGCCCCGTCACGTACCGCAGCCGCACCCGGTGCGTGCCTTCGGTCTGCTGCTGCCCCAAGAGCAGCACCTCGCGAGACGAGAGCCCTTCGACGCTCGCCCAACGCTCGGCGAACGTCGCCCACTCCAGCGTGGTCTCGCCGAGCGAGTTGCGTCGCTCGGTCGCCTGCTGGATCGTCACCCGCTCGCGGAGTTTGCCAGGGTCAAGTGCCATACAGCACCAGCGTGTAGGAGGCGGTGCCGGCGGAATACTGTGGGGCGATATTAAAGTTTTGCTGAGCCGATGGCTCGCAATCGCAAACACTTACCCGGCCGATCGATCTTGCGACTTGCGATTGCGTATCGGTTTCCTCTACCAAGCAGTTTCCGCTCGAAAGGAACACAACTCTTTCCACGCTACTAAACGACACCAAGTTTCCGCTGGCGTCTTTGTACGCACTGGGCTGAATAGAGATCGCGACCGCTGCCGTCCCTACCGTCCCCGTCACAATCGCAACCTTGCCCGTCGTGTACTCGGTCGCATCCCGCAGCACGAGCGTCTTCAGCGACTGTGCCCCGCTCACGGTCGTGGCGTCAGTGAACGCCACATCGACCGAGATCGTTCCGCGAACGCTGCTCATCGGTAGCTCCCCCACTTCGCCGAATCAAGCAACGCCTTCACGCCGAACGGAATCTCCGACAGGCTCACCGCGTCAGCCGCCATGCGACGCTCGTACCACATGCCCACGAGCCAGAGGATCGCGTTCTTCACCCGCTGCGGCACGCTCGCCCCGGTGCCGTCACGCCCGGCGTGCCACGTCACCGCAACCGCGTTGTAGTCCAGCAGATGCGAGGGCCAGGAGCCGTTGTAGTTCGTGCGGAGCACACCCGGCACGCTGTCACGATCGACCCGGTACTCGGCAGTCGAGAGCGTCGCGGTGCTCTGGTTCTCCAGCGTGTAGGTGATGCTGACCGCCGTCACCGTGCCGCTGGTCGCCATCGGCGGGCGGGGCAACTCGATCTCCACGGGGAACGAGTCGAGGGTCATCCGGTACTGCGTATGAACGAACGTCTCGTCACAGTACGCCTCGCACCACTCGCGAGCCGCCTTGAGGTAGGCAGCGATCAGAGCATCGTCGGTGTCGGTATCGACCCGGCAATGTGCCTTCGCTTCCGCGAGCGTGACCGGCTCAACCGCCGGTTGCGTCAGAGTCTTGAGACTGCGGTATCGCATTCGGTTTCCTGCCGCGTCGCGGTCGTGCGTCAGCCCGCTCGACCTCGGGCTCGGCCGTCGCCGTCTCGATCAAATCCATCTGCGGCTCCCGCACGGCGATGCCGTCGCGAATGAGCCGCTCCGCTGTGTCGCCCTCGCAATCGACCACCCGGCCGACGGTGTAGGTCGAGTAGTTCTGCGTCAGTCTTATTTTCATGATCCGGGGGCACTCCATGCAGTTTTGGGCTTACCGTTCGCGGTGTAGTCGCCGACGTATTGAAACACGGGCTTCTGGAGATCCTTGCCCGGCCAGACCGAGACCCACTCGCCGTGACCGATCGCGATCCGGGGGGAGATGTAGACGCGGTTCCCGCCGGCTCGGAACTGTTTCCAAAAGTGAATGTCGGCGTCAGTTCTTCCCGATTCGTAGTCCCCGTCAGCATTCGGGATGTCTTGGAACCAAGGCTTCGGCGTTCGCTTCAACGCCTTGGTCGAAATCAGCGTGCAGCCGAAGTGAGCACTATCGACTTCCTGCACAGGCTCGGCGAACCAGCTCATCGGCAGTTCGGTAGACCCGCCCTCGGGCGGCTTGTCGAGCGTGCCGGGCAACGTGAACATCGGGCGACCGTCCTCCCGTTTCACTTGCAGCGGGGCGAGGGCGTCGCACTGAAAAGCCATCGCGATCGCGACCAGTTCCTCGACCGTCTTCTTGTCCCAAAACGAATCCATGTCGGTGCAAAGGATGTACTCGGTTTGGTCAACGAACTGGGAGAGGCACCGGGACAACACCTGACCCCACAGAGCACCCTGCCCGAGCGTCGGGCGGATGCCGAGTGGCATGAGGGCTTGAGCCCAGCCGAAGACATTCGAGAGCGGGCCGAATCGCGGGCCACTCATCACGCACTCGATCCGAACATCGACATCCGTACCGCCGACCTTGACGATCATGAAGCCCTCAAACAGAGATGGCGGGCACGGCTCATGCCGCACCCGCCATCCACTGTGTCGAGGCTGTCAAGCGATCAGCCGCTGTACTTCGCGAGCACGCCCTTGGCGGAAGCCGACTCGGGGCCGATCTCGCCCTTGCCGAGCCGAGCCACGATCGTGGTGGCAAGGCTGGTCGCGGGGGTAGCGTCGACCTTCACGTAGCGGCCCTTTCCACGCAGATCGACATCGAGCCGAACCACGCTGGGCTGGTTCGTCACGGCCACGCTCGCGGCAGGGGCGGCCACGGTGTAGACCGAGGCACCCGCCGTGTTCGTGTCGCCCTGCGAGAGCGTCAGGACATTGAGGATCGACGCGGCAGTGTTCGCCGGGGTCGTGCTGACAGCCACCGCAACGTCGATCGACACGTAGTCGTAGCCGAGGCGGTCGATGGTCAGGGTCGCCGTTCCGGCGGCCGAGGTCACGGTGGAACCCACGACCGTCTTGGATGCTTCGAGGTAGTTCACGGATCAGAGTCTCCTAGAGGGTCAGAGGGTTCACGAGGCGAACTTGAGAGCGACGAGCGGGCCAGCCTTGCTGGTGTCGCCCAGGTCGTGGGCGACCATCGCCACACGCGCTGTGGCAAAGGTCAAAAGCTGGTCAAACTCCACGAAGCGAGACGCGTCGGTCTTGACGCTGATCTCCCGCCGGGTGCCCATCGTGCAAGCCTGCGAGAGGTCGCCGAACAGGCAAGCGATCTGATTCGCGGTGCCGGTCAGGCGGCTCTCCAGGGGATGCACGAGCACCACCGGGAAGCCCAGGAAGGACAGGTTCGCACCGCCAGCCACGTCGGCCTGATTGTTGCCGCTCGCAGCCATCATGAGCCGCAGCATCGAGGAGCCGTAGCCGGCGGGGCTGATGTACCACTTGGCATTCCGCCGAGCGTACAGGGGCAGCCGGGCGACCACGTTCGTGTAGTCCGAGAGGTCGAGACCGCTCGTGCCACCGCCGAAGGTGTTGTTGCCGGTGTCAGCCGTCACCACGCTCGCCGAGTGCGTGCCGTCGTTGATCGCGACCGCGACGCCCACGGTGCCGTGGTAGAGCGAGCCGTTGCCGGTTCCGATGAACCCGGAGTTGTCGAAGGCTTCGGCGTAAGCCTGGGCCACCTCGACCGCCATCGCATCGGCGAGATTGATAACCGAGTCCTCGATCAGCGACATCGGCACGCGGTTGTCCACGCCCCAGATCTTCGCGACGAGTTGCACGTTGTCGAAGGTCACGTCGCTCGTGGTCGGAGCGGCGTTCTCACCGATCGGGCGAGCCGACAGACCGCCGGTGCGACGGGCGATCAACAGCGTGTCGCTGTTCATCGTCACGTTGCGGGCGTTCGCCGGATAGGCACCGAACTCCTCGACGAGCCGGATGATCTCGGTCGAGAGTTCGTCATTGGTCAGCACGCCGCCAAGCGAGTTGATCCCGCCCGCCTGGGCACGGAAGTTGACGCCGTGATCGTGGCACCACCGCCGGGCTTCGTCATCGTTGAACAAGCTCGCCTTGGCAGCCATGCCAGCACGGTAGGCACGCTCTTCGCTCTTAAAACCGCGAAGGGGACGGCTCGACTTCGGGATCGCGAACACGGGGGCCTTGCGACTCTCCACGGCAGTCTCCTCAACGGTGGCTTCGATCTTCTTGGCGGGAGCGGCACGCTCCAGAACGCTGCGGAGCTCAAGCTCCTTGGCCTGCACGCGGGTCAGGAACTCGATCCGCTCCTTCAACTTGTCGGCCCGAACTTCGAGCGACCGGAGCGACGCCTCTTGCTCTTCGGTCATCGGCTCGGCGGGAGCCTCACCCTCGGGGGCGTCCTCGGTCATCGCCTCCATCTCGGCGACAACGCCAGCCAACTCTTCGAGCAATGCCTTGATCTTGTCCACGAGGGAGGCTCCTGTAGTCGGGTTCGTGGCGACGCAATCGCATCGCCTACCCCGAAACTAGGAGTCACGCCCCGAAACCATTCAGTTAGGCACGCTCGGCAGTAAAAGACTTTCGCCGCACTTCACTTCCCGGCACGATCTGCTTGTCGGTGCATCCGCACCGCTGGCACCGCAGATAGCGAGTCTGGTACTCGCCGCTGCGAACACTCGACGCGACGGCGTACTTGCCATCGCGGCACCGGGGGCACGAATCACCACTAGCGGCCATGCTGCCTCAGATACTCGCGGATCTCGGCAGCACGCGACCGGGCGAGCGAACGCTTCGCCACCTCGATCTCCTGCTGCTGCCGGTACTGGTCGAATGACCGCTGGGCGACCTTCACGTCGGCGTCGGGGTACGCAGGGAACGTGACCGGCCCGACATCGAGCAGCGTGTCGATCTTCTGGATCGTCCGCACGCTGCGACCATCCTCAACCGCCCACGAGTCGCCGCCGCTCGGCACCGTGAACGAGAACGACGAGCCCTTGACGATGCCCGCTCGGATGTTGCTCGCGATGTCTCGCCCGTAGGACGTGTCGGGCACGGGGAACTCGTACCGCAGCCCGACCTCATCCACGGTCATCCGCAGCGTGCCGGGATAGCGAGCGAGGGGGTAGTTCGGGTCGTGGTTCCACAGGGCTCGCGTCTCCAGCGGCTTCCGCCGGCCGCGACGCTCGGCGACCAGCCCGAAGGCACCGGGGTCGATCCGCTCCACGAAGTCGCCCAGGTCGAGGGACAGCACGCCAAACTTCGCGGCGTATCCCACGACCCACTCACGCTCGGCACCGTCCTCGCTGCGGCTCTCGACCGCGAGCAGCGGCACTGCCGACTCGATCTCGTCAATCGCCAAGGAACGCCGTTCGATGTTGCCCATGATGCTCCTTCCTTCCTCGTCAGCCGCTTCGATCTGCTTGGTCAGTTTGCTCGCCCACGCTTGCCCCGGATCGCCGCCCCACAACGCGTGAGCGATGCGCCCGTTACTCGGGAAGCCGTCCTCGCCGGGGCTCCATCCTTCCGCCTGCCTGTTGCCTTGATGCCGGTCGAAGAACGCTTTCATCCGCTTCGCCGTGTCGGGCGAGATGTTCGTTCCGTTCGATAGGTCTCGTGCTCGGGCAACGCCGACTGCCGTGCCGCCTCGGCCGTACTCGTCTCGCCACGCGAGCCCTTTCGCTGCTTCCTCCCGCACGCCGCTCGGCGGGCTGAAGTCGATGTGGTCATACTTAGCCACCCTTCCGCCTCCGAGGCTTCCGCTTCGGCTTGCCGTAGGCGTTCTCCTCAACCGGCGGCGGCTCGGGGAGCGGGTCGATCTTCGTGAGCGTCGCGACCTTGTGCCCGACTTGCGTCTCGGTCGGTCGCCATCCGCCGCTCACTTCTTCGTAGACCGTGATGAGGGCGGCCGGGTCTTCCTCGGTCGCGTCGATCTTGAAGTCGGTGCCGGGGATGTCCAGCGTGCCGTAGTCCATCACATGGTCGATCCGCCCGCGAGCACGACCGCCCGACGAATCCCACGAAACGAAGTCGCCCTCCGCGACGCTGCCGGGGGCGGCACGCGACTCAGCGGCCCGCACGAACTGCGGTGAATCGTCCACCCATACATCGACCTCGATGCCCGCCTCGCGGGCGGCTTCGTCCTTCAGCCGGTCGCCCACAAGCAGCACGGCATCGAACGCCTCGCGGTAGTCGCCCAGCGTCTCGGCGATCTCGTCTTGATTCTCGGGCGTGTCGCGACGGCGGGAGACCATCACGACCCGATTGCCGGCGGCGGCAGACTGCCGGGCGAACTCGCCCCACAACTGCGGGTCAGCGGCGAACGTCCGGTCGAAGTCCACCGAGATCGTCATCGCCCGGCTCGCGGGCAGAGAGGCGGCGAGGGGCTCGGGGGCCGGAGCTTCGCCCGGCATCGCGACCGGGGCGGTGCTGGTGCCCGCGATGATCGCGTCGATTGTCGATGCCGGGATGCCGGGGAACGCAGCGGCGATGATCGCCTTCGCGCCCTGCTCGTTGAGGAGCCCGGCGTTGTATTGGGCGACGATCTCCAAAAGGCTGGAGACTTGCGCCCCGTTGAGCGAAACGTCGGCGATCTGCGGCCCCTCTTCCGCCTCGACCGGGGCGGCGTCCGCGACCGGCTCGGGAGCCGGGGCGGTCTCGTCCACCACGATCTCTTCGACCACGGTCGCGGGCATCGGCTCGGGGGTCGCTGCCGCCTTGTCGAGCGTGGTCATGTTCAGTTGCACGAACCTGACATCGCCGCTTTCGACCGGGTTCAAGTTCTCTAGTGAGCGGATCTCGTTCACGCTCAACACGCCAAGATTCCAGAGCGTGTTGTAGTACGATCCCCGCCCGGCAGCGTCAGCCCGCAGCACGCCGCGAGTGTCGAACTCCGCGAAGTATTCGTCATCGCCTTCCAAGAGATCGCGAGCGATCGAAGACTCGATGCGACGCAGATACGGCATCAGCCCGTTCGTCAGGAAGTCGAGCGATTGCTGCTCAATATTCGAGAAAGAACTTCTGGTCAAATCGCCTACGAGGTGTGGGGGAACGCCAAAGAGCCGGCACACTTCCTCGACTTGGAACCGGCGAGCCTCAAGGAACTGGCTCTCTTGGTTGTTTCCGCCGAGTTCGTTGACCTTCAGCCCGCCCTGGAGCACCGCCGTTCGGTTGCTGCGATCCGCCCCACGGTGAGCCCGCTCCCACTGGTTCCTCGTGTTTTCGGCCGCCTCGGGCGAAAGTTCGTTATCGGTCGAGAGGATCACGCCCGGCCGGGCACCGTTGCCGAAGAACGTCGCCCCGTGGATCTCGCACGCCCGAGCCAGCCCGATCGCGTCGCGGGCGAGCTCGATCGTGCTCATCCCGTTCACGCCGTCATCCGACATGCCACGCACCGACATCACCGCATCCTGCGTGTAGACCGTCGAAGATCCCGACGCCTCGCGGTACGTGTACCGGAGCCGGTTGTTCTCCAACTGCTCGGTCTTCACCCGGCTCGGATGCAGCGGCACGATCTCGCTGATCGCCCCGCCCGTGTAGACCTTCTCATCAAGGGCGAGCCCGTGCGAGAGCAAGTGCAGCATCATCTGCTCGCGCCACTCGAACGAGGTCTGCCACGAGTTCGGCTGCGTGTGCAAGAGCCGGTAGAGCGGATGCTCGCGGGCGATTTCCTTCCCGCCACCCGGCAGCCGGCGGTAGAGATGAAACGGCAGCCCGGCGACGCTGGTCGAGAGCACGCGGATGCACGCGAGCACCACGGTCGAGCGGAGTGCCGTCTCGGCGTCCACCTTCACGCCGCTCGGATTGCGGTTGCTCGAAGCCCAACCGCCAGACTCGTAATCCCAGTTGCGGGAGTCTTCGCCGGGGAGCCACAAAATGCGGTGAGCGTTGGCGATCATAGGATGAGGATGGAGGGTTCGACCGAGGGCTTGTTGGTGATCTTCGATGACTCCCAGCCACCCAGGGCGAAGATCAGAGCCACGATGCCGTCGATGCGACCCGTGCTCTTCTTCTTCACCGGCCGAACGTCCTCAAACGAGTTCGTCTCCACCGTCACATTCGCCGACATCCACGAGAGCACTGGGTTGCCGCCGTGGCGTATCCGGTTCTGAAGCACGAGCGATTCGAGCCTCTTAGTGCCCGAGCTCATGCCTCGGAAGCCTTGTGACCATCCTGCCACTTTCAGCCCCGCCCCTTGCAGTTCCACCGCCAACTGCACCGCCCCGGTCAAGTCCATGTAGATGTGCTCGATCTCGTGCGTCTTCGCATACTCCAGCACATACTCGCGGATCTTCGAGTGGTCGATCACGTTCCCGTCGGTCGCCGTGATGTACCCCGAGTTCACCCAATGCTGGAACGGCTGGCGGTCGGTTCGCTCCCGCTCCATGATGAGATCGCGGGGAGCCCAGAACATCGCATCGACCTCGAACTCGTCGCCCCCGCACGGGTAGAGAGCGACCATCGCGGAGAGGTCGGTGCTCTTCGAGAGATCCATCCCGAGGATGCACTTCCTCCCGGCGAAGGGCGAAGTCGGCCCGCCCGAGCACGCGGCCCACTTCTCGGGATCGAGCCAGCGGTTGGTGCTTTCTGTCCAGACCCCGAGCGAGTAGCGGAGCCACCCGTTCAGCTTGGTCGCTTTGTTCTTCGCCTCGCGGGCATCCGCCGCGAACGATTCCTCGGTCATGGTGACGCCCATGCCGGGATTCACACGCCGCCACACCGCCGGGTCGAAGTAGTCCTCCGAGCCGTCAGTCTTCGCCCCGAAAATCTTGCCGTAGAAGCGGGGATCGTAGTTCGGGTCGGCGGTTGTCAGTTCCGCGTACTCGTGCTGCTCCCAGCAGATCGTGTCACGCCGATCGCCAGCCGTCGTGATCGTGCAGAGCAGCGGCTCCCGCCTGGAGCGTCCCGAGTACCGCAACGCCTCAAACAGCCGGCGGTCGGGCCACGCGTGAAGTTCGTCGCAGAACACGAACGAGTAGGACGGGCCTTCCGCCGCCCCGGCATCTCGCGAGATCACCCGCAGGCTCGACCCCGTGCTCATGCACACGATCGTCTTCCGCGAATCGACCACTTCGAGCGACGCCGCCAGTTCGGGCGATCGCTTCACCATCGCGGCAGTCTCGTCAAAGATGATCGCCGCCTGGTTGCGATCCTTCGCCGCGATGCACCCGAGTTCGCCCTCGCCCTCCATGAGTAGGTGCCAGATGGAAAGGCAGGATAGGAGCGTGCTCTTGGCGTTCTTCTTCGGCACTTCCAGATACGCGAGCCGATACCGCCGCAGACCGTCCTCGGTTCGCCACCCGTAGAGCGGCTCGATCACGTCTTGCTTGTGCCACTCCAGAAGCCGCATCGGCTCGCCGGCCTTGGCGGTCGGGGAGTCTTTCGTGTGGCAGCACACCGATTCCAAGAATCCGACCACCAGATCGGCGGCGTCTTGATCGTAGGTGTAGCCCGCGACCCGCTCGGGCTCACGCCTTGCGGGCAGCCTTGAGGGCTCGGAACTTGTCGATTGCGCTTTCCGCCTTGGCATCCGGTTCCACCTTCAGCGAGGCTCGGGCGGCAGGCGAGAGACCGAAGTCGCTCTCCAGTTGCCGCAACTGCCCGGCGAGCTTGTGGGCGATCGAGACCTCGGGCCGCTGTGCGATGTACTTGATCTCGCCGCCGTCGTTGAGGATCGGGTACGTGTCGCCTTCCGCCTTCAGTTTCCCCCGCACCGCAAGCCACCACTCCCACGTATCGCAGTAGCGGGCGAGTGCCTCGACATCGGCCCGCGTCATCACCCGCGTCGCCTGGAGCATCGGCAGCAACTCCCGCCACCGGGCGGCGGCGACTTCGCCCAGGTGCGGCGGCATCGCGATGCCATCGGCGGGCGGCTGCGGCTCGGCGTCGTTCAGTTTCTGTTTGCCGGGATTCCCGCGAAGGATCTTCAGTTCTGTCGGGATCGGTTTTGGCCCGCGTCTTCCCATGACTGACCTCGAAAGTGGCTGCCGTTTTTTGCGGCTCGAAAACGCGGTGGCGGCGGCAGACCTACCCCCGAGCCGTTACCCCCGCTCGCCCCTCCCCATAGGGACTTCTGGTTTTCCTCAGACGTGCCCGGCGAGGCGTCACCCGCCCTCCCCTCGCACACCGGCTGCCCGCTCTTTGTGCAGTTCCTTGTTCGTCTTCCGGCTGTGGCAGCGGACGCAGAGACAGCGACCGCCGGCAACGTCATACCGAGACCGCCCATCCCGGCAGGCATCGGTGCCATGCACCACCGGGCTCACATGATCCGCGTGAGCCTCACGCCGAACAGCACACACCCGCCCGCAGTCCTGGCACTGCCACGCGTCACGCGTCAGCACCGCGAGCCGCCACGCCTTGTGTCGGTTGTCGCAGTACCCACGGGCTGCCGCGTTGGGCCTCGTGTGCTCTGCCGCCTGAAGGGAAGCGGAGCGGAGACGCGGCGGCCTGTGGGTGGGTATGCGAGTGGGCACGGGCTCACGACTTGAACGAGACCACGCCGACAGTGCCGGTCGAGTTCGTAGTGCCGCTGACGATCCGCACGTAGGGAACCGCGAACACGGCATCGGGCAGCGAGTAGATCCGACCGTCGGTCGTGCTCGGGGCGAGGGTGACATCAGCGACCGAGCCATCGGCACCATACACCCGGCGATACGGGCCAGCCTCTTCGATCGCACCCCAGCACTGGAGGGAGGCGGATGCCGTGACCATCGTGCCGACCGAGATGCACCCACCCGCCATGTCATCGACGCGGATGGTCGTGGCGGCAGCGGTCGCGGTGCCGAGGGTGATGCTGACGTTGCGGGTGCGTCGCTTGATCTTGATCTCGCTCATGGTATCTCCAGTGTTGGCGCGGGGCTTGCCCGACGCGGGGCCGATGCCTCTAGCCTACGCTGGACGCGTCGCGGGCTTGCAGTTTCGCGAGCTCGGCGTTGAGCCGCTCGATCTCATCTGCGGCCTGGGCGAGGGCGAGCCGTTGCTCCCGTTGGATGTCGAGGGCGGATCGCACCCGCTCGGCGAGGTCGGTGCCGCCGTGGTAGTCGGCGAGTTGGCGGCAGTGGGAGGCGAGGCTCATGCTTCAAGCAGCTCCCCTGGGATCATGCCCCGTATCTCCTCCGCCAGCCGTGCCGCTTCTGGCGTCGGGTCGCCGTGCTTGAGCAGCGACCTACACCGCTGGTCGATCTCCCACAGGGTGGTCAACGCCTTGTGGCCCAGCCGGGCGGCGTCGAACTCGCCCTGTTCGTCGGGCAGATCAAACTCTAGGGTGGCTTTCATTTGGGCTGTGTATCAGGAGTGATACGTTTCCCCACACAAACTGTCACTTTTCGCCAGTTTCTGTGCAGTCGGGCGGCGGCGGGAGCGGCATCCAGTGGGTGTACGCGCCAGCGACCAGATTCTTTCTGTCGGTGCCAACCCAGCCGTCCCAATACTTTGATATGCACGCCGCCTCGCACCCGCGATTCGGCCCGTAGCACCAGACCCATTCGCCGTCCGCCGGCAGTCGCTTGCTCACCGCGATCCAGCGGCCGGCGTCCTTCGGCACCAGCACCCATTCCTTCGTCTCCAGTGCCGTCGCCAGATCGTCTAGTTGGCTCCCGGTGACGTACTGCTCAGTCACTATCATGACGGCACCGTTGACCTCGGCACTGATCTTGAGCGACCGGACGTTCTCCAGGCCGAGAGCGGCGAGGATGCGGCTGATCGCTTTGTTCGGCGGGCATATCGCCATCACTTCACCTCCGGTGGCTGGCGATTCAGCACTTGCTCGGCAGTCGGAATGACGCCGGACTTGATTCGCAGGTTGGCAGGCGGCACTGGCCTCAGTGGAGGCGGCGGCCCCTTCGGCATCTCGCGGTAATGCTCACACTTCATGTTGGCGAGGCAGCGGCCCTCTGTGATCGCTGGCGGTGCAGGCGGTGACGGCGGTGCGGGGTTGCTCGCCTTCGGAAACCAGACGCACCTACCTTCTCGCATCGTTCGGCTCGCATTGCAGCCAATGAGCGACCCAACGAAGGCGGCAGCAGCCAAGGCCCAGAACTCCATCACTTCACCTGCGGCGGCTCGGGGAGCGGCGTCCAGTGACTCGGCTCGTACAGGGCAACATCGTCCCCAAGCCATCCGTCGCTCTGCGTGTACGTCGCCAGCCCTAAGTCATCAAGTTCAGGGTCAAACACCAGCACTCGCTGCTCACCTTCCGGCAGTCGCTCGCTCACCGGAATCCAGCGGCGATCCAGAAAGGCGTCCGTGATGCCATCGGCCAATTTTGCCTGGAACTCGTAGTCGGCTTTTTGTAGCCGCTCAAGTTCGCTGCACATTTGCAGCATCAGCACGGCAGCGGCCGATGGATTTATGTCCTCGTCTTTGATGGCCCACTTCTCGGCCACTCGCCTGTAGGCAGAAACGTCAAGTTCCATCACTTCACCTCCGGTGGCTCAAACTTCATCGCCGTTGGGTCAGGCCCGCCCGTGCAATGCGTCGGCTTCGTCGGCGTCCAATCCAACTCCTTGACCGGGAACCCTTCGACGGTCGTCTGCTTCCACGCCTCATCAAGCCTGCGTGCCATCGCAATCTGAAAGGCCGTGATGATAAAGGCGGTGACCGGGCAAGGCGGCAGCGTGGACGGCCAGATTACGGAGTCGTCGTCGCTCATCACTTCACCTCCGTCAACACCTGCCACGCTTCATAGCACCCGCTGCCGACCGGAGAGCCTTGCAGTAAGTACGCGGCGTTTTGGATCAGCATCCGCAGGCGTGTGATCTCATTCTCTAGGTCTTCCGCCTCGCTATACATCCGCCGCTCGGCCTCGGTGCAGTCGCAGTTCATCGGCTTCTGGTCGCAGATCGGGCAGGTCATGTCTCTTCACTCTTTATCTAGTGCCGTGCGTTATCACGTTCCGCAGAAACACTGGTTATGCCTTCTTCCGCTCTGCCTTTGCGATTTCCGCATCGGCCCATTCTCTGACCTGCCGCTGCCATTCCCTGTCGGGCTGGCGAGTAAGCCAGTCTCGGATTTTCCTCGCCACCGCAAGGCCGTCCGAAAGCCCTCGCTGGTGCGCCGCGCTCAGTAAATCGTCTAACGCGGCGTCAAATCGTTGCTGTGGCGCGGCATAACCACGCGATGCAGCGGACATCTCATCTACCTCGTCTGTCATGGTCGCTCCTGTGTTCGATGCCGCTGATCGCTGGCGTTCTCAGAACAGTCGCTTCGCCAAGCCGCGCAACACTTCGGCGTGTGCCGCGACCTCTGGGGTGTCTTCCTCATCCCACTCGTCGGCCTCTCTTGCAGCCCATGCAATCGCAAGTTGCTCCGCTTCGGTGAGCGAGGGCGAGCGTTCAGCCCGTGCAAGACGCTCCTGCTCAAGCCGTTCCATTTCTGCGTCCTCCTGCCTGCGCTCTTCCGCCTTGCGCATTTGCTGCTGCTCCCAGATTTCTTCTTCAGTCATGCCGTCTTCTCCTGAGAACCACGCGATGCAGCGGACCCGCGATGCCGCCGCCTAGTGTTGTTCGTCAGCGGTCGCGGGCCGCTGATCTCTGGCGTTCTCACTTCCCGATCACCTTGCGCAGCGTGTCGGCATCCCGTCGCCTCTCGCCCTCCAGTTGCTCAAGCCGCTCCCGCAGCACCGAGTTCTGCCCACGCAGCCGCCATATCTCCTCAACCAGCGGGTCAGATCCTGTTGCCCAGTGCATCAACCAAGCCGACCCGAAGAACGACGCCGGGATGAGCACGGCAAGAGAAAACCACGCATACCAAGGCATTTCGCTAGGCATTTTTCGTATCACATACGGCATGGTTTAGGTCGGCCCCGCCCCGCCTACATCAGTGACCTTGGTGGCACCAAGGCGTTCGACGGGAGCAGGGCCGACTTGTTGAGTTCGCTCCAGCAACCCGCTTATCGAAGCAGCAATCATCCCGCAAACCTCGTCGTCGTCCTGCATCGCATAGGTGTCTCGCACCATCCGCAGGAACGTCCGCTCCTCGTCGGTGAGTCGCAGGCGTTCGATCTCGTCGGCGGCATCGTCCAGCAACGCCAGCGGTTCGCCTTCCTGCTCTGCCCGTAGTGATCTCTCTCGCAGTTCGTTCGCTATGTCGCTCATTTCGTCCGCTCCAGTAGCGACAGCAGCGTCTGGCGGGCTTCGGCATCCCACTCCGAACACTCCGCCGACCTGTCGATCACGCCTCCCAGCGAGCAACAGGCTCTCTCAACCGCCTCTCGCTCCTCTGCCGTCAGAGTCACACCCTTCCGCAGCCTCTTGAGTTCATCGTTTTTCACCAGCGTGTAGTCCGCCCAGGTGGAGCATTGGATGACCCTGCCGATCTGGTCTGCGTCCGAGAGCCGCGTCACAGTCACAGTCGGCTCGTTGTGGACGTTGACATCAATGCGGATGCTCTGCGTCAGTGCCGGATCGGCTCCGATGGTTTCGGCAAGCCTGCCGGTGAGTTCAGCGCGAGAACCAACAGATGCAGCGGACAGCTTTGCATCGTCTTTAGGCATAGGGATTCCTTTCATCGCTGCCGCTGATCCTGCGCGTTCTGTGGCTACTTGTCGGCTTGTGGCGGGGCCGGGAGCGGCATCCAGTGGCTTGGCTCCATCTCGTCGTAGTCCCATTCTCCGTCGCGTCGCTGCTGCACACGCATTTCGATGTAGCCGTTGTGGTCGGAAATGGAGAACGTCAGCACATATTCCTTATCGGCTGGCATCCGCTCGCTCACAGGAATCCACCGTGCTCGCGTGAACGCATCGGTTATGTCAAAAAGAATCTTCTCTCGCGTCTCCCACAGTTCAGCCATAGCCGCGACTGCGTCGTCGCCGCCGTTGCGGATGCGGATTTCACAGTCTTTCGTGATTGCCATAGTTCCTCCACTCTACGCTCACAGAACCACGCGATGCAGCGGACCCGCGATGGCGTCGGTTGTTTTTGTTCATGGTCATAGGTCGCGGGCCGCTGATCGCAAGCGTTTTCAGTTCAATCGTTCCAGCAACGCACGCAGGGCGACCACGCCGGGATCGTCCTGCCCAAGATGCTCGCTTGCCCAATCAGCGACGACGCTGACTCGCTCCCGCTCCTCGTCGGTAAGCGCGGGCGGTGTGTTCGCTGCTTGGGCCGATTTTCCGGCACCGGAAATCGCTCGCTCCAGCGCCGCCGCGAGCCGGTGGATCATGCAGTCCCGGTGCCACATGTGGCACCCGGCACTGTGGGTGCTGACGCGAGCGGCCTGCTGGTCACGCCACTCACGGTAATCGGCAAGGATGTCGCTCATTTGTCCATGCTCCAGAATGGCGATCCCGGCGGGTTCGGCTTGCCGGATTATCGGGCCGGTGCCTGCCCGCCGGGATCGCTGATCGGTAAGAAACCCTAGGCACTTTTTCTGACGCCCCAATCGTATCGTATAAGACACGTTTTTCGGCGGTTCTTGCATACGGTTGGGGCGTTAGGTTCCGCCTCTAAGGACATTCGGCCTGCTGCTCCTTCGCGGCGCGCAACCGCTTGCGGTTCTTGTGCTGGCGGCCGCGAGAGCAGTACGGGCATGTGCCACCGGGTCGGCATGTGCGGTCAAAGGCTGCGGCCTTGTGGTATCCGCGCCGCCGCTCCTTGCCGTGTTCGATTGCTTTGTCCAGTCCCATGCCAGCCATCCTGTCGACCTGGGCAAACGAGTCTACGCCTCTTTCGTCGCAACCATCCGGCATCGCCGGATAGTTCCGGCCGTAGATTAGTGCGTCTACGGACGCGCCGGCAGTGGCGGATTAGCCACGGCCCCGTATTCCGCCTCGCTGATCTCCTCCACCGCACCGCTCGCCAGCAGTTGCGGCAGCATCTCTGCGGTGGCCTCGTAGCCGCAATACACCGCCGCAATGACCAGATAGGCCCTGCCCTGTGAATCACGCGGCGCATCGACGGCAGGCGTCAGGCTGGTCGCCGTCTTCGTCTCAGCGTTGGCGTAGCCCCAGGCGGCATCCAGGGCGGCCCGCACGCCTTCGTAAACCTCGTCAGTGCTGCGAAAAAACCGGAGCATTACAGCCCCCATTTTCGCGTTAGGTATGTCATGATCCGCGACCGCTCGGCGGTTGCAAGAATGGAAGACCGCGAATACATAAGGATTTCGCAGATCACGCCGTTCAGCCCGAACGACTGTGATGTCGGCGACAGGCTGCCGATGGCTAGGTTTCGTTCCGGGGCACCGGTCGCGGGAGTTCCTCCGCCCGCCGTAATTGCCGTCGATGACGCACCGGCATTGTTTGTCACTAGCACCCGATCAGCCGCCGTGGCGTTGTTCAGGTCGCCTACGATTTCAACGGCCCGCATGACATTAGCGGTCTGGCTGCCCATATTGCGAGTGATAACAAAGTTTCCCGCGTTAGTCGTTGTGACTTCCGCGCGGACGTTGTTGGCGGCCAGCGTTCCGAAGTCATGCCACAAGTAAAACGAACGCACGCCCTGCGCGGAACTGCCCGTAGATAACAGCGTGCGGATCGCACCCGAAGCCGCCCGCCAGACAACGAACACGGCATACGGCTGGACGCCATCATGCAGGAATGACCAAGTAGTGCTGGCCTCGTCAGACGCGAGCCGCCGCGAGCCGTCGAACGTGAGGCAGTTCTTGCCACTCTGGCCGGCGAGCGTGTATTCCGGCTGGGCTCCGGCGGTCGATTGGCTGAAATGCCGATTGTTGCCAGACAGGTCGCGCCACTGCGAGACGTTGCCAGAGTTGAGCGTAACCGACGACGACACTGAGCCGTCCAGCCAGAGGGCCAAGCCGCTGATGCTCTTGGGGTTGAACCCGCTCGCCGTGGGCCGCAGCAGCCTCGGATTCATGGCACACATGGAAGAGTCTCTGTCTCTAGAGTGGTGATGTGAAGTCGTTAGTTCGTGCCGGGTTCCGGCTCGCTCGCGTCCACAGTCCGCAAGCCATGCACGGGCTTCCCCGACTGTATCGAGAGCAGCAACCGCGTCTGGTCGCCAATCGCGTCCGCAATCTCACGCTGCGTCTCGCGCACTTCCTTCAGCGTCAGCCGGTGCTCTTCGAGCAAGGGCAGCAACAAATCCTGACGGATGAAAAACGCCAGACCAAGCGCCACGAGCGTGGGGAAGCCCCATCGCTCCATGATGCCCAGCATCGTGTCTTTCGTTTCGGTGGTCATCGCGTCAACTCCTGCTGCCAGATCAGAATGCGTACCCGATTGATCCGTGCATCGAGCCACCATCGCAGGATGAGTTGCACCACGATCGAGGCGACGGCCTGGAGCACGAGTGCCCAGAAGAATCCGTACTCTTGCGGATCGTCCTTGTCACTCACGATCTGGTAGCCCCGCTTGACGCTCTTCAGCACTTCCTCGGTCACGATCGCTTGCTGATCGGCACTCACCGCGTGCGTGTACGCCTCGCTCTCCCAGTGCTGTACCGCGAGCTCGGTGAAATCGTCGATCACCTGACGGCCCACGAGGTGCCGCCGGATGCCGACGTTTCGCCAGACCCAGAGCTTCAGATCCGCGACCGTCATCGCGAGCCCTCCGCGACCAGCGGCACGAAGATCGCAGGGTGAAGAACAGACCGGGCTTCTTTCCCGGTGCCGTTGCACTCGGGGCATGTCATCACGATTCGCCCATCGCCGATCTTCCCGGTGCCGTTGCAGTTCGAGCATTCGCCCGCGTCGGGCGTGGGGGCGGGCGGGGCGACCGGGCTGGCGATCACCATGCGGGCAGTCTCAACCGCGAGATCCGCCGAGATGCTGGGATCGTCTGGCAGCGAAGCGACGCAGCCTATCGACGCGACCATGAACACGATGAGCCAGCGAAACATCACAGGATTCCTTCCAGCCAGTTCTCTGGCAGCGTAGTCGGCTTGAAGCCGGTGAAACCCGCGAGGGCATAGGAGTCACCGCCCTTGCACATCGAGTCGATCACCTCGGCATCGACCCAGCCCGCCGACTTCTGAAATGCCTCGGGGAGCCGCGAGTCAACCGGCCCGGAGTAACAGTTGCCCCACGAGTTCGCGACGAGCAACGCAGGGCGATCGACACGCAGCGAGCACGCCATCATGCAATGTGCCCAGGTGCCAGCGGGCGTGAGCCATCCACCGCCGAGCGATCCGCGATCCGCGAACCGCATACTGAAGCCCCTCATGCTGCACAGGGACACGCTGAAGCCGTTGCTGATCGCTTTCGCACAATCGTCAAACGACTTGACGAGCGTGACCTCGGAGCACCGCCGCAGCTTCGCGTATGGCTCCAGTTCGTCGGGCATTCCATCCCGACCCCACGCTTTCTCCTGCGTGCCGGTGAACTGGCGATCGAACCGAACACTGCCGTATTGCTGCCCGTAATGCAGCACGCCCCAATCTCTGACAGCCTTCGCGGCATGGAATCCGGTCGAGCCGTCGCCGCCTGGAGCCGACGTTCGCCCGCGAGCCTCCACCCGGCTTACGGCGTAGACCGACGCCTCGATCGTGCGACCGCCCCAGACCTCGGGCTCCTTGCGTAGCACGATGTCGCACGCGGCGAGGATGTCCACGCTCATCGCGAAGCCCCAGCCCACACACGAGCCGATCGGCTGGCTACCCCGCTTCCACGAGGGCGAGCACGCGAGCAACGCCCGCTCTAGATGAACGTCGGTCTTCGCCGCCTGGAGATCCGGCCCGGCTTCCGCGAGCGTCGGGTGCGGGAGTGAGGCGACGAACGCCGCCGAGCCCTCGGGGTCGGGCGTGTAGCCGAACAACGGCAGGAAAGCCTCACCCGCCATCGCTCACCCCCCGTTCACGCCAGCCCACGCCACGGCTCTCGCAAACGCGGCGTAGCGGTCGCGGATGTCCTTGGTGACCGGAACCTCGTCCGTGCCCACCGCTGCCCCGTAGGCGGCTTCCAGAGCCTTCCTGAGCGGTTCGTTGCTGCCCGGCTCGTGCCGCCCGATCCGCCGCCATGCGATGTCGAGAGCCAACCCGGTGAACGCCTGGAGGCTGCGGGTATCGGTGAACGCCGCCTCGCGGGCGGTCGCATCCCCAGCCACCACGATCGCCGCCTTGCTCCACGTCGATGCCCAGAGCATCCGATCGCCAGCCGGCAGGGATCGCAGAGCGGCGGCGACGGGGGCGACCAGCGTCTTCATCTCGGCACTCGGTTCCTCGACCTCGACCGCCGGCACGGCGGGCACCTCAAACGACGGCATGGGGATCTTGCCCCACGCTGCCGCCACGATCAGCCCGGCGGCGGCGAGCCTCCCGAGGATGTTGGCGTGGGCCTTGGCGGCAGCGACTCCCGCTTCGAGAGCGTCAGCCACCACACGCCAATAGGGCGCGGCCAGGATCGCCACGGCTGCGACGGCTGCGAGGGAGCGTAGGAGTGTTTCACGATCCATCACTTCACGCCTGCAAGCCCGAGACAGAACCGAACGAGAGCCTCGCCTTCCTTGGTCTTCGCGACCTCGGCGAGATGCCGAACGAGCTGATCGTCAACCTGGGAGTCGGTCTTGCTCGCGAGCCACTCGGCAGCCTCGCCCACGATCAGACCCTTCTGGTACGGGTCGATCGTGTTCACGAACTTCTGCCCGTAGGCGAGCAGTGGGCTCCACGTCTGCAACAGGCGGATCGCCTGCCAGATGTTGAGCGTGTTGCCGTACTCGGCCGCTTCGGCCGGGGTCATCTCATACGCGGGCATGGTTGGCACTCCGGGGGCTATCCCTCCGGTGTACCACCTTCGTCGCCCGAACTTGCAGTCGGGAAGTTGATGAGCTCGTTCAGCGAGTCATAGACCAGCGAGTACACATCCTTCGCTTCCTCGTGGCATTCCTTTCGCTCCAACTTGTAAGGCTGTTTGAACGACTCCTCATCAATGAGCTTCCCAGCCCCGTCTGTGATGTAGGCGTAGGCGTACCGCAGGCCGAACTCGACCACGATCCGCCGCTCCACATAGTCGGGCAGGCTTTTCACCACTCCCCCTCGGCTGGTTCGTCCACCAGATCGCGGGCTTCGTCGGGCGTGGCGAACCGTGCCAGCCGGAACGGCTCGGGCTTCACCGCTTGCCGCTCGGCCCAATCGGCGGGCGTCCATGTGGCATGTACCACCGTCACCCGCTCGGCGACCATCGGGGCGAGGTCGAGGCTCGACTCGCTGGCGGCGAGTTCGTCGGCGTCGGGGTCGAGCAGCCGCTCATCTCGGCTCGGCTTGTAGCGTCGCTTGCGATCGTTGCGGGGAGGGAGTTCCCACGCGACGCGGAGCCGCACGAGTTGGTGGACTGTAATCGTGAAATGCTGGCAGATGGCTCCCATCGGAAGATAGGAGTCCCAAAGAACGCGGAGCGTGGTCGCGTCAATCGTTGCTGTCTTGCCCGCCATTCGGCACCCAGAAGGAGACCGCCCGGCTCGATGGGTTCAAGCCCAGCCGGTAGTGCTCGTCATTCCACAGTCTCCCCTGCTCTGCAATCGAACGGTGCAGCACAACGTGCTCACAGTCGGCACCGCCGTACTTGCCCGAGAGGTACGGGCCAGCACGATAGACCGCCAACTGCCCGAACGCGGAGTTGAACTCAACCGGCGGCGAGCCCACGGCGGGATGCCAATGGTGAAACCATTGCTGATCGCGTCGCTCCCAGTGATTGAGCCTCGCGGCGAACGCGTCATAGTGCGCCGCCACCGGGCCGATCGCGGTGTTCATCTCGCACCACGAGTAAGACGCCAGCCCGTACCACGAATGGTCGAGCGAGAGCCACGCGATCGAGTTCATCACACCGTCGATGCTGAAGCCGCCCCAAGGATCGGTGTCGAACACGATCACATAGTCAACCGGCTCGCGGTGTCGCACCCAGTGCTGGCATTGCTCGCGGTATTCGGCAAGGGCGACCGTCCGCTCCTGGGCGATCGTGTGAGAAAGGTGCGGACGGTGGTTGATGTTCAGCGAAACTTTGCGCCGGTCGCCGTCAGCCCACGCCGCGAGAACTTCCTTCGTGCCGTCGGTCGAATCGTTC